CATCAGGTCCTCGACAACGTTTACAACCAGGTGGTAAAATTATTTTAGTTATGACTAGATGGTCTAACAAAGATCTGACAGGTAAATTAATACAGAATCAAAAAGAAGCAAAAGCTGATCAGTGGGACGTGGTCGAGTTTCCGGCAATCATGGACCACGGATCAAAGAAGGCAAAGCCAGTGTGGCCAGAGTATTGGAAGTTAGATGAACTTGAGAAAGTGCAAGCAACGCTGCCAGTTGGTAAATGGAATGCACAATGGATGCAGAATCCAACAGCAGAAGAAGGAGCAATACTTAAACGTGAGTGGTGGCGAACGTACAAAGGTGAAGAGATACCAACCGTCTATCATGTTATACAATCTTACGACACAGCATTTTTAAAAAAGGAGACAGCTGATTATAGTGCAATTACAACTTGGGGAGTTTGGTATCCTAGTGAAGATGAAGGAGCTAATCTTATCTTACTCGATGCAGTCAAAGGCAGATACGAGTTTCCAGAACTAAGGCGCTTGGCTCTTGAACAATACGAGTATTGGAAACCAGAGTCTGTAATTGTTGAAGCAAAAGCTAGTGGTCTGCCACTAACTTATGAACTTAGAAAGATGGATATACCGGTTGCAAACTTTACACCTAGCAAAGGAAACGACAAGCATGCTCGGGTCAATTCGGTTGCACCTTTGTTTGAATCTGGTATGATATGGGCACCCGAACAAAAGTTTGCGGATGAGGTCATTGAGGAATGCGCAGCATTTCCCTATGGCGATCATGATGACCTGGTTGATTCAACCACACAGGCACTCATGCGATTCAGGCAGGGCGGCTTCCTACAACACCCAGAGGACTATGTTGAGGAAGAAAAGGTTAAACGTAAGAGAGTGTACTATTAATGGACGATATAATAAAACTATTGCAAGAATTGATGTCTCAAAAGCCTAGACCAAAAGGTGGTATTGCAGATACAGCAGAAGGTGCAGAGTTTTTAGGTAAACAATTATCTAAAGAACAAAAAGGCACTCTTATGATTGTAAATTCTAGATTAACAGATGCCAGCAGATTCAAACCATTTTCGATTGATAATGTAGGCAAGAATAAGAGATTTGAACTTATATCTGATTATGAAAAAAATCTTACAGATGAGTTTAACAAGACTGTACAATTTTTAAAAGAAAACCCTGAAATTAGATTAACACAGACACAAAAGGATAATATCTTCTATAACCTTGGAGTATTGAGACGGATCTCGGATGAGAAGAATAAACTAGAAAAAGGTATTATTGAAGATGGCAAAAAACCAAGTAATGTTTTAGATATGGAAGGAACTGTTCTTGACCCTAATGAACCAATCATAGGTGGTAAACAAGACACTATTACAACGTTTAGATTAAACGTAGATAAATTTAAGGAAGATTTTAATGTTTCTGATAAAGAAATAGAAAATATACTTAAACTTTCTCCAGAAGAACAAAAAGAAGTATTACAAAAATATATTGATAAAGATTTTAAAGAACGAATCGAACTTTCTGATTTTGATGTTACAGACAAAGAACCAAACGCACAAGGAGGCATAGTTGGCTTACGTATTTGATCCTACAACTAACACGTTGATTGATGACGAAGACAAAAGTCTTGGTAATAAATTTGCGGTAATGGATAGCGAGCTTGAAAAAGCAATACAAGAACTTAACGAAAAGTTTGGTTCAGGTTCCGTGCAGCAAGGTACACAAGGCATACCACAACCTCCAATAAAAATACCACAAGCTATATTTGAGTTTGAAGAACGAATGAAAGGTCGTATGGCTGAGGGTGGTAGCATTAGACAAGAGTTTGCACCAAAAAATAAAATTAGATTAGCAGGCACAATGGCTCCTGGAAAATACGAATTCCAAGCTGCGTCTTCTAAATGGTTACCAAATTATTCTTATGCAGATTTATTATCTGATTTAGAAAAAGGTTTGTCAAAAATGGAGATAGCTAAAAATATTTATCAAAATAATAAAGAATTATATGACAAAATCCCTGTAGAAGGATCTATTGTAGAACAATACAGAAATGTAGAAGATGCTAAAGTTGCTAAAATATCAAATGCAATAAAAAATAGATTACAAAAAAAACCTCAATTAAATAAACTTAATGAGAAAAATACAGCCACTTTAAAAAAATTAGAAAACTCTGTGGTTAAAGACGTAGATAAATGGATTAAAAATAACAAGTCAAAATACATAGGAAAACAAGGAGCATATAAACTTTTTGAAAACGATTTATTTAAATTTTTAGAAAAAGATTATTCTCGTTTAATAAAAACTTCAAAAGGACTTTATGATTCAACTATTGCTGGAGATAAATTTATTTCTAAATTTGCTAATAGATCTGGTTATGCATCTTCTACTGATGAAGCTTCAAATTATAGAGCTGTTAAGAAAAAATTATATGAAGGTTTAGGAATTAATTTTGGTGTTGATAAAACAGGTGAAACTACCAAAACATTTAAAAAAACAAAAGAAGCCGTTAAAAAACTTTTACCTATTGCACAAAAGAAAGGCATCATACCTAAAACTTACATGGGCGGTAAAGCAAAAAATAAAGTTATTAAAATTACTCCTCAAAATTATTTTGAATTTTTAAAACAAACAGAAGCACTTCCAATGAAAAAAATTTTTGCTAATATGGTTAATTTTAGTGTTGAACATCCAGGAGGATTATCTAGAGCTGCTGAAATATTAGATGCTGAAACTTTAGGAAAAATTATTTCTTTAGAAAGAGGAGAGTTTGGAGAAGATATTAGAGGAAAAAAAATCTCTGCAAATTTAGTAAAAGGACAAAAATATGATACTCAGATATCCAAATTAGTTAAGAAGGCTCAATTTGAAACTACTGATCTTTCTAAAGCTAAAAATTTTCTTAAAGAAGCAAATGTTGTTTCTAAAAAAGCAGCAAACGAATTTGGAACTTTGCAATCTACATATACTGCTACTAAAGGTGGTGATGGAAAAATACAAATAAAAGTTAAACATCCAAAAATTTCTTTAAACGATAGTTTAGTAAGTAAAACTAAAAATGCCATACATTCTTTTATAGCTAACAATGGAATGAATAGAGATGTGTTTAATAAACTTCCAGAAAAATTAAAAAAAGCTGTTACATTAATTAACGATAATAAAAATGCTGATGCAGTTTTAAAATCACATATTAAAGATATATTTCCTGAAGAAGGTAAAGGAGTTAAATTAAATAGTTTTGCAGGTGTCATTGATTTTGACATGATACCAGACAACGTAAAAGCAACGGTTGCTAAAGGAGCAAACGCTTTAGGTAAAAGTTTAAGAGTTTTAGGTTTTGCTACAGCACCTTTAGATGTGTTTCCTTTTTCTGAACAATCAGCAAAAGGTTTAAGAGGAACTGATTTGTTAAAAACAGGAGGTGCTAAATTAATAGAAGATTATTTAAATGCTCCACAAAGTATAGCTTCTTTATTTGGCAAAGAATTATATGAGCCTTTTACTTTTGGCAATAAGTATGCTGACAAAATAGAAGCATCTATTCCTATGGAAGAAAGAATATTAAATCAGAAAAATTTAGCGTTTGATAAAACAATGCCAAGACTTGTTGATGATATAGATATTGCACCATCTAAAAATGAATTAGAAGAAATGAGAAAAAATTTTATTGAGAATGTTGATATAGACACAAGTAAAAATTTACCTTTTATGCCTTTAGAAGAAGACAAAACAGAACTATCTCCAATAATAAAATCTTTGGTTACACCAGATGAAACGTTACAAGATTTTATGGCAAACGGTGGCCGTGTAGGATTTAGTAATGGTGGTTCAGCAGGGGCCGATGAAAACTTTGCAACAGAGCTAGAATATTTTTTAACAAACGAAGATGCAGAACTTCCACAACTATTAACATTTAAAGAAACAAAAAATCCGTTAGAGATAATAAACGATATTATCGATCCAAGAAATTATGCATACTATGCTAATAAAATTGGAGCAAGAACTGTCCTTCGTATTGCAGAGTTTGCTGGTCGAATAGGACCTGCAACAGGAAAATTAATTTCAGATCTTATACAAAAACCTGCATTTAAAATTAAAAAAACTAGCAATAACTATGTGCAAGATTATATGGAGGAACTACCACCATCAAACGTTACAGGCACAGGAATATTCTCAGAGTTTTTAAAAAATATAACTCCAACATCATTAGAGAAAAAAATTGGTCTTGATAAAACAATTAAAGAACAAGAACAGAAATTAATAGATCGAGGTTCAACCGTTGGTCCTGTAGTTTTTTCAGATACTATAAGTCTTGGAGCCGAGGTCACTGCTCCAATATTTCCGGGTGCTAAATTATTAAATGCTTTTGCAAAAAATAGAAATTTACCAGTAAACGATGTTACTAAAAAAATATTAGTAAAAGAAATTGATGAAGTATTAGAAACAAAAGGCATGAACAGAAGAGAATTTTTACAAGCAACAGGTGCTGGTGCAACTATTGTCCTTGCCAAGATGTTAGGTTTTGGAGATGAACTAGCACAGACTGCTAAAGTTGCAGAAACTGCTACTAAAGGTGGTGGCGTGCCACCATACTTTTTTGATCTAGTTGAAATAATTAAAAAGAAGGGCATGGATGTTACCAAAAGAAACGCTACTAAAAATCTAGAAAATGTATATTCATATAAAGGTTATGACGTATATGAAGACCTTGCAACAGGGACAATCAGAGTTGAAAAAACTAACATGGGTGCTAACATAACTATAGGTGAAGACGGAATTAAATCACAAGAAATGATGGAATTCAGACCAGGGGTAGCTGATGAAGGTACAAAAGGCAAACCAGCTGATGAATTTGAACAAGGCACTGTTTACCCTGATGCTGAAGGAAAAATGAAAGATCTTGAAGAAGGTGAGATTGATATAGAAGAAATATTAGAGTTTATAAAAAATGAAAAAGCTAACTAGAACAGTACCACCCAAAAGAGGACCCAATCCACAGGGGTTGAATGTTCCTCTAAAACAGGTTAAGATAACAAACCCGGAGAATATAAATGGCAGATATAGACAAATCGTTACCAAACGTAAAAACATCAATAGAGGTTGATCCTCAAGAAGAAATAGAAATCGAACAGGAAAAAGCCGTAGAGGCCCAAGATCCTGGAGTCGAGGTCACACCTAATGAAGATGGCAGCGTTGAGGTAAACTTTGATCCAAGCAAAGTAAATATTGAAGGTCAACCAGGCCACTTTGATAACTTAGGAGAATTATTACCAGAAGATGTTTTAAAACCAATTGGTTTAGAACTAGTTGGAAATTACAAAGAATATAAAACATCAAGAAAAGATTGGGAACAATCTTACATACAAGGTTTAGATTTATTAGGATTCAAATACGAAAACAGAACAGAACCGTTTCAAGGAGCTAGTGGTGCAACCCACCCTGTTCTT